GCCTCCGGAAGCCCAACGTAGCCGATTTTATCCCGCACCGCCTCGGGCAGCCGCGCTTGCCGCTGCGCCAACTCCTTCAGCGAGCGCCACTGTGTTTCGAGCCGCGCAAGGGCGATGCTGATCGGATCGTCGCTCAACGGCGTATCCAGCTGCGCACATCGAAGCGCCCACCAGCGCTAATGAATCCGTTGGTAGCCGGCGCATTCTGCTGCGCGGTCCAAGCGGAATGCTGGGCGCGGACGCCGAGATTCGCGTCAATGATCTCGGCCGGCTTCTTGCGCGGCGCCACAATTCGCGCAATCCTGTCGATTACTGTTTTCACCACCATTTTGTCGCTCCTCCGTTAACCCAACCTTCTACCGGCGCGGATGCAGCGCCCTCATACTGGTCCGCCGGGACGTTCGGCCGCGGCGGCGGCGCAACGGGCAGGTGCGGGCCACACTCAAAGGTCGCCTCAAGCCGCGACCATCCTTGATCGGAGATACCGTTGACTCCGCCCTTGAGCGCCGCCGCCGAGGCGTAAATCATCGTGTCCAACATTTCGTTTGCCTGCCTGTCCGGCTTGACCCAGCGATAGATCGTGTAGCCCATGCGCTTGAGGGCGATGCGCTCTTCCGAGACCAATTCCTGAAAATACCTGTCTTCACAGCCGCTTGGGAAACTTACGTAACCGGGCAGTACGGGATCGGTCTTGTCCAAGTCTCTATACAGGGACATTTTCAGCGTCGAGGTATTGAGATTGTAAAACCGTCCGCCGTGCTTTCGCAGAGCGCCGCGCTTCTCGTCACGTTCGCGTTGCACCTTGGCAATGCGTGGCGCTGCATCACTCGCCAGTCCGCGCACAACGATCAATCGGTTGGCTGGCCATTTTCTGGCCCACAACAGCACATCGTCCGTTGAATAATTGCCATCTATCGCCGCCGCCATGATGCCACGGTCAGCGCCGCGAAAGTCGGGCCATTTCCGCTCCAAGAGCAAATCCAAATTGCGTTGGCAATCTGGCTCCGCGATATGGCGCTCGATGACGCCGTAGTCCACGACGAAGCGGCGATATTCACGGCCGAATCCGACGAGTTGCCATTCGACCCGATCTAATTGACAATCGACGCCCAGCGTCAGGACCAACGCGCCCTGCGGGACAACGCCTCGCTCATAGTGAGAGATCGCCGCGCGCGTCGCCAATTCCTTCCAAGGCCGGCCTGTACCTTTGGCCTCCCAAGCCAATCCTAGAGTGTCGGTAGAGAATGTTTTCTCAGCATCTGGATCGCCCCTCGCCTTGAGCCATTCGCGGGCGATCTGCTCCCAAGACTGGAGGTAGCTGTAGGCCGACCAAATCCAGAAGCTGCGGTGATTGGTCATCGCCGTTGGATTGGCCGCGCGCCACTCGAAGCCGGCGAGCATTTGCGGACGGTGATGCTCTTCGATGACGCCGGCGCACTCGACGCAGGTGAAACAGGCATCTTCAGGATGATCGGGATCCAGCGCGGCGAGCATGTTTTCCCAACGCAAAACTTGCATCGCTCCACAGTGCGGACACGGAACGAACGGCATTTCCTGCGAGCCGTCCGTGAAGTTTTTGGTAATGCGGCAACCCGGCATAATGAGAGGCGTGCTGATTTTGAAAATCTTGGCAGCCGCGATGGCGCGTGATCGGCTATCCGCCATTGCCTCCGGATCGCCCGCGCTGTTCGGCTCAAATTTGACCAAATCGTCCTGCACTTGCGCGTCGATGGTGACCTGGGAGAGGCTCGACGGTGAATTAGCGCCCGTGATCAACAGTCGGGAAAGACCATCGCGGCGCTCCTTGTATAATATCGACGCCTGTGAATCATTGGCCCGCTGCGGAAAAAGAGCGCTCACGCCAGCCGTCGACCGCATCAGCGGCGACAGCTTCATCTTGGACCATCTCAACGCGTTATCATTGCTCGGGTGCACATAAAGAAACGAGCCGCGGCCAAGGCAAATCGAAGCAAGCGTGAAAATATTCGCCAGCGTAGTTTTCCCGACCTGGGCGCTCGCCGACAACGTGACAATCCGGCACGGATCATCCGGCGATAAAGCCCTTAAAATCGCGTCAAAGAACGGAAAGAGCGTTCGGGAATACGGCCCTTGAAATGGCCCGTCGTCGAAGGCGATATTCGCCTCGGCCCAGCTCAGGAGGTCAATCGGCTCAGGCGGTTCCAGCGCTGCCGCGATGGTTTCGAGCATCTGGCGCTCGGGATTTGCAAGCAGGGTCATTGGCGATCTTCATCCTCAATTAACGTCGGCAACGCATCGGCTTCAGCGCCCGCAGCGACGGCCTGCTTTTGTCGGATCGCAGCCCAGGTGGCGCGCAGCGTCCGCAGCATCTCGCGGGAATTGCCCGACGGCTTTGCGGCGAGGGCGTTTGCGAACTCGCTAAGGGATGCCTCGAAAATCGTCATCAGGCGCGCCGCCGTGCGCCCAAGCGCCTGCTTGGCATCGATGGTCGCGGTGTAGCGCCCAGCCCGCGCAGCGGCCTCCTCGCGGCTTTTGGCGTTCGCCAGGGAAAGCTGCAACAGCCTCTCGGCCTTGATTTTTTCCTCTACGGGAAGCTGATCGTCGGTCGCATCCGCAGGCGCTGCAGCGACCCTCGGCTTAGGTCCGGTCTTGGCCTTGCCGTTCGCGCCGAGCGACTGATCAACGTCAAGGTTTTTGCGTAGATGTTCCTTGGCAACGTCAACCCTGATGCGGGCGCGATGGCCCTCGCCGACGATCGCCGCACCGCCAAGCTGGCCGCTTGCGAGCCATTGGCTGACCCGGCTCGGTGACACGCCGATCAGCTCAGCGAAGGCCGACTTGGTCACGATGTTGCCCATTGTTTAAGTTTCCCCGCAATTAAATTTTAGGCTGTGAAAATCCCGCGCGGCTGGGTGTACCGAGCGCTGCCGCGCACCCCGTAGGGGGGCTGGCTACCAAGAGGGACCCGACGCTTTTGCCAGCACTTAGCTGACCGGGCCACGGGTGACGGATGGTGACGGGTTCTCCGGCTCCTTGTCCTACGCGCGGGCGCGTGCGTGTGTGTGCAAAGTACGGGGAACGTGTCACCATCCGTCACCCGTTCTCATAGGTTGCTGTTCTGCGGCGTTTTCAGCCTGACGCCGACAAACATCCGCTTGCCGCCATGCCCCCTGCTTTTCGTAAAGCCGCGCTTGGTCAGATTCTCGGCGAACGCCTTTTGCGAGCTGGGCGGCTCCCCGGCTGCCTTGGCGTAGCTGACCCAGTCCGAAAATGCTTCGCCGCTTGTCGCAGTTTTATAGGTGTTGCCCGGTTCGCAATCGCAGCGTTCGTCGAGCCATTGCCCGAGCATGTCTTGCGCGGTGAAATAATCGGATGTGGCGGCAATTACACTTTTTGGGCGGACGAGGCGGTTGCGCTGCCAGTCGAGGCAGCCATCGATCATCCAGCGAAGAATCGACGGCCATTCGGCGCGAAGTTTATCGCCAAGTTCAAGGTCTGGCTTCTCGGGCTTATTCGTGAATCCGACGATGTTAAACCTGCGCCTTGCTGCGTCGTCGACGCTGCTCAGCGCGGGGCTGTCGTTGCCAACAATAAATAGCTTGAACGTCGGCTGGTAGGTAAAGAAGTCGCGGTTCATAAACCGCGCCGTGACGGGGTCGCCGCCGGTAAGCGATTTGATTCTAGTCTCGGCCCAGGCGCGGCCTTTTTCTGTTTCCGACGCGGTGACGAGCCGTGCGCCGCGAAGCATGGCGAGGTCGGTCGGATGCCGGTCGTGGGCCGATGCAATGAACATATCCATCGACGCCGTGACGTGATAATCGCCGAGTATCCCGCCGACTGTAGTGAGGGTCACGCCCTTGCCGTTGCCGCCGCCGCCGTGGCCAAATAAAAGTGCGTGTTCCATCGTGTTGCCGGTCAGCGAATAGCCGAAAAATTGTTGCAGAAAACGGATCAGCTCAGCGTCGCCGCGAGTGGTCTCGTCGAGAAACCTAAGCCATTGGCGGCAATCAGCGGCGTCCGCTGGCGATACGGCAGTCGATTTGGTGATGCCGTCGTCAGGGTTTGATTGCCTCAACCGTCCCGTCCGAAGATCCACGGTCCCATCGGGTGTCCCAAGAAGAAAATGATCGAGGTCCCACATTTCCGACGTGACGGCGAAGGCGCGGTCGGCGCGCGAGAACCTTTCGACACCAGAAGCGAAGGAAACCTTGCTTGAGACGTATCGGATTTTATCGGCTTCCGCCTGCGCCAGCTCCCGCGCCAGCTCCCGCGCCCAGTGGAAGGCGAGGCACGTTTTGTTAAGACGCCAGACATTGCCGTCGAATTCGAACCACTTGCTCGCGTCATGGTCATAACGAAGCTTGCCGTCGAACCGCCGAGCAAATTCAAGCGCAGCGGAATCCTCCGTTACTAGGTCGGTCGAGGCCACCTTTGGCCGGGGTTTAAGTTCCAATATCTGCGCGAGAGTTTTATCTGCATCGAACTCACCCACGGCGGCCTCCCTTTACCAGGGCGCCGTGAATGGTGCGCTTGATTTCGATGGCCGGGAGACCCGCGCGCGCCGCTGCTGCCTCTAGCAGCACTTGTCCCTTATGGAGTGGGATTCTACCTTCCTGCGCCATGTCCGAGATGCGATTGGCGCCCCAGAAAAGGCGGCTGTTGCGCTCGCCATCCGGAGCCTGCGACACAACGCGCAAGACGCCGGCGAGACCGCGAAGGGAGCCGTCAACCGTAATCGGCCCGCTGTAGACAGGCACCGGCGGCTTAGGCGGCGTCATCATCAGCGGCAGCAGCCATGTCGGCCACCCGGCCGCGTCTTCGATCGGAACCTCGTTCGCCGAGAATCCTGCCGCCGGCCACCAGATAACGTATCCGCCCTCGGCCCGAACATCGATGCCGGGTGCGATGCGGCTTGCGCTATTGCGGAGCCCAGTCAGATGCGCGAAGAGTATGTGAAGACCGCCGGACCGCGTGCGGTGAATGCGCGTTTTCGGCAGTTTCGCCCGATGCTCTTCGTACCATTCGCTGCCGCCATTCTTCGGATCAACGTCAAGCACGTCAATGCCTGAGGCTTGCCCGGTAGGGACGCCGACGAGGCAAGGCCGCGCAAACATTTCGCGCACGATCTGATAATCGCTGGTCGCGTCGAGGTAGCCGCGCGCTGTCATGGGGGCCTTGTTTTCCGCGCATGGGAAGGCAGGTAGCCCGATGTCGTCGATTACATATTCAGCCAGATTTTCCATCGTCCGGCCCCCTTAAAACGGCATGGCGTCGTCGGGGCCATCGGCTGGGCCGTTCCACGTCCCCCGCTGGCGCTCTTGACGCGATGGAGCTGCGGTAGCGGCCGGCGCGGCTGTAGCCTCGGCGATCGCGTTTTCGGCGAGAGGAACTGCCTGTTTTTTGAAATTGTCGCCCACCTCCTTCGACGCAAATTCCAGTAGTGGGAAATACCCCTTCGATCCGTCTGATTTCGTCCATTCCTTGGATGGGAAACCGATCCATCGCCGGCCTTCTTTTTCCAACAACATGGCGCCGCGGATGATGAGCCCCGACTTCAATTCGAGATCGAACGATCCGATAAGGGAATTTTTCTGAACAAGCTTTGCATTTGTGATTTTCATAGTGAGCCGCCTTCGCGCTCATCGTCGCGATCTGAATTGTTGGAAACTGTGAAAAGCGCTGGGGCGAACTGGTCGCCGCCCAAATCCCGGATAAAGTCGGCAGGAAGCGACGCGTAGATTTCGAGGGTCTCGCGCACGCCGGCGACGCGATCGATGTCCTTCAGAAATTGGGCGAGCGGATACGGGCCCAGCGAATGGAGCTTCCCAGCCAAATAATTGAGGCGCGGCGAGCGAGCTTTGGGTTGCGTTGGGAGGCCGCGCGATGCTATATTTCGATGGTCGACATTGGCGTGCACGACACCGAGGGCCTCCCGCGTAACCAGCGCGGCGAGGCCGTCAATTTGTTTGGGCATGGCTCAGCGCGCCCCCGATTTGGAGACGAAGCAACGCGGCCGCCCTGCCGGGATAGTGCTATGTTTTTTACGCGGCGGCAGCCCGGCGGTCGAATGAACCTTTGGGCCGATGATCGCGGTCGCGTACGCATCCAAGTCTGCGGGTTCGTATAGCCGCGCGTTGCCCGCCTTGCGAAATTGCGGGCCTCCGCCGACCACGGCGAGCCGGCTCAACGTCTGAACCTCACTCGGGAGGCCCCATTTCGCCTTCAGATAAATTGAGGCGTTCCGAGTGTTAAAATAGATAATGCCGGCTGTCATGCCGCCGCCGCCGGGCGTTTCGCTGGCTGTTACGGCTTCGCTTCGCGCTTCCAATTCCATGTGTTTCGATCCCACCAGATTGCTGATGGTCTCGTAGAATAGGCAGATTTCTAGGTCCCGCTGTCGCGAAAAAGTAACCTCATTTTATTGAGGTATTTCAAATGGTTAGTCATGTGGATTGATTTTTTTGTCGGGAGATCAGGCCAAATCGGCCGTCAGCGCCGAGGCAAATCGACGTTGCGACGCTGCCGTCATATCGAATCCCACGGTCTGTAGCAGCAGCCCGCCCACTGCATGATCTCCGGCTGCGAGGGCGTTGAATGCGAGAAAGCATGAATCCCGCCAGAAAACCTCTTTTTTGCTCAGCTTCGTTCGCATGCCCAGCCTCCGATAGAGCGCCACTTTTTCTCGCAGGTTTTTGAGCCGGGAATTTCTCAGCGCGGCCCCGCCCGGCGCGGCGTGTGGTATCCGCGCCGGCGAATTTGTGGCGAGCGCCCGTGCCGGCTGCGTATTCGTAATGGAGAAGGAAGCCGGCCGCCCATCGTTCATCGAAGTCCCGGTCTCTACCTCGATGCAGTCAAAGGGCGAAAGAATGCCGTCCACGGCCAGAAGCACGGCGCTCGCCTTCGGATTGTTCAGACTGACGTCGAGCCAAAGGATTGCAACGATCGTCCAGCGGTCCGGATCCTTGTCGAGGGCGAGTTTCGGCCGGCCGCCGGCGCCAGGATGCGGGCCGCGTTTTCGCACCGCCGAGCTCATCGGCCCGTCTCCATCGCCGTTTCGATGCGAGCGCCGATCGCTTCCGCCGCCGCCCGGAGCGGATCGTCGGCGAGATGAGCGTACCGTTGCGTGGTCGTAGCCTGAGTGTGGCCGAGCAACTTGCCGATGACGGGGAGGCCCAAGGAGGCGCCTGCGCCGACGCTGGCGAAAGAATGTCTCAAATCGTGAATGCGCAGCCCATCGAGTCCGGCCGCGCGCGTTACGGCCGCCCAAGGCTTGGCAAGGTCGGCGCGCGGCGCCCCCTCCCGCCGGCCAGGCAGTAAATAAGGATTCCCCGCGATGCGCGGGAGGGCGCCAATGACAGCGAGGGCAGCAGCGTTCAAATAGACAGGTTTCGCACCTGTTTTACTGTCCGACAAAAATAGAATCCCGCGATCCAAATCCACGTTTTTCCACTGCGTATAAAGAACTTCGCGTAAGCGCGCGCCGGTCAACGCCAAAAGCCGGATCGCGGCAACGGCGAACGGGTCGATTAACGTGCGCCGGTTTTGGGGTTTCGCCGCATGTTTCGCTTTGGGGTTCGCCGCATCGATCTCATAAGGAAGGCCCATGGTTTCGGATAGCTTCAGCGCGTCGCCAAGGCGCCCCAGCTCATCGCTCGTAAGGAATCGCTCGCGGCTTCTCTCCTTGAAGCGCCCGACCCGGGCCGCAGGATTTCCGTGATTCTCGGGCAGCAATCCACGATCGCTCGCCCATGAGAAGAGCTTCGAGACAATGGCGACGAATCGGTTGGCTCCATACGGATGGTCGGCCATGCGCGCATGCATCGCCGCGACCTGCCCCCGCGCCAGCTGCGCGGCTTTGGTGCCACCATGCGCCAGGCGAAGCTTTGCGAGCGCGATCTTATAGCCTTGCGCCGTCCCAGACTTTAGCTTCGCGTCGACGTGCTCAGCGATGAAAAGATCTATCAAGTCGGCGACCGTTGGGGAGGCTCGTCTGCGCGTTTTCTCCGCGCCCGGGTCTTCGCCCAAGCGGATATGCGCCAAAGCCGTCCGGGCATCCTGCTTGGCCTGCTCTGTCGTCATTGCGCCGTAGCGGCCCAAGGTCAATCTACTTTTGGCGACGCCGCGTCCGCCCGCGCCGGGGCGATACTCCACAATGAAGGTTTTACTGCCGGACGGCATGACCCGGACGCCGAACCCCTTA